CGGCGGCTCGATCTTCGCAAGGATCTCGCGCCACTGTTCGTCCAGCACCTCGACGATCTTCTGGGCCAGCTCGCACGCCAGCTCATGATCAGGACAGAGGCCAGCGTGATCGCACGCCTGCGGACAGTTAAGCTGGCCGTCCTCGTCCATGTCGTCCTCGACCATGCTCTGTGCCGCGTTGATGATCATGCGTAGCGCGTACGCCTGGATCTTGCCTCGCGGTGCGCGCGCCGCCACGATGACTTCCGTATCGAATGGATTGGTCATTAGAAAGGGATCTCCTCGTCAGCCGAGTGGTGCGCGGGTCCGGAGACGACCGTGCCCGGCATGTCGTCCGCCATGCCGCTCTCGCGGGGGCGGCTCTCACGGGCCTGCCGGACAGCTTCTTCCTGAGCTAGCCGCTGGGCTCGGAGCCGGTCGAGCGTGGACTCGCGCCCCGGTTCGGGGGCATTCACCTTGGCTGGAGTCTCAACCTGAGGTTGAGAGTTTGCCGGCGCGGGCGCGGTCTCCATCGGGTTGTCCATGAACGCTGGTTCGGCCTGCGGTACCGGCGGTCGGTACCAGGCCTTCCAGCCGATCTTGGGAGGGTTGAAGCCTCGCTTCGTGGCGGGACCGAACTCCAGGAACCGCAGCGCCAGCTCGCCACCGACCTCGATGGTCTTCTGCTTGGCATCCCGTACGGCCTGCCGGACCGCGTCCAGGCGCTTCCAGGACAGGTATAGGGCACGAACGCCGTCGTCCATGTCGTCGTCGTGGAGGTCGGTCTGGAGCATGAGCCGGAACATCCACTTCGGCTTCGTCTTCTCGTCGTCCCAGAAGCTCGGTTCGTTGGTGTCCATGTCCCGCTGCTGCTCCTTGACGGGCAGCTCGATGATAGTTCCTCGGACCGTGTCACCGATGTTATCGAAGGGGAAGGTTTTATACCCTCCACCCATAAATTCATCTGTATCAGCCATCAATTTCTCTTTTCAGTGCGCTCAGGATTCTTGACTGTGATGCGGACGAAGGGCAGTGGGTATATCCGGATCGCTGAAGTATCGCGGTCCTTGTACATCCCGACTACGCCGTAGCGCCAGGAGAATTCGATCTTCATCGGTCCTCCTATTTGGGTCGATCCCTCTCGGCTCGCTTCTTGTCCGCCTCTTGCTCTTTAGCGACTCTGTCTTTATCAGCCTGTCGCTCTTTATCAGCGTCGCTCTTACTCATCCACCCTCTCCGGCCAGTGCCAGGTTCCCGGGGCCTGGTTCTCGTCATGCTTGCAGGTGTTGAAGAACAGACCGCTGGGGTTCATCACGAACAGGACGCAGGCCTCCTCGTCCCAGTCCTGGGCGAGGACTCGGCCATCACCTGGTGAGTCCTGGTCTGTGGTGAGCCACGCGCCAACCTCCACAATGGTCGCGGCGCGGCAGGTGGAGGAGTACTCGCCCCCGGGTGTGCCGTAGCTGACGTAATGGACCGCACGCGAGATGCTGGGCTTCACTTGTCGGCGCTCTTCGGGTTGGCGTTGAGCACGCCCTTGGAGAACCAGTCCCAGTCGTAGAACGCGGCGGTGAGCACGCCGCCCTTGAAGAATCTCAGTACGGTGTCGGCGCCTTGCTGACCGGTCTCAGTGCGGCCGATTTCAGCTACGTCCGCGTCGACCGCGTGCACCACGGAGGGACCTCCGCAGCGCTCGTTCACGGTCACGTTGTAGATCGTCATAGTTACCTTCCTGGACAGCCGAACCCGTCGGCCGTCACTCCCATCGTGGCGTCATCGGACGAGAACCACGGACAGAACCCACAATCGTCTGAGGGATGAGCTGGGAAGTCCTGTGGCGCGGTTCCGTCCAGGAGCATATCCCCGATGCCCTCCAGTCGCGCAAGGGCCTCCTCAGCGATTTCTCGCCGGTACACGTCCCGCCAGACGTAGGTGTCGCTCAGGCGCCCACCTCGGGCCAGGAACACCAGGGCCAGATCCTTGACCTGACGCCCAGCGTTCTCGTGTCCGAGTCCGTATAGATTGATCTGGATGATGTACTTACGTGGCGGTCCTTGCGCGATGTACTTCTTCATGTACTCCGTGCTGGCCGTCTTCCAGTCAATGACCCGGAAGTTGACGTGGTCGTAGACGTCCGAGGAGCCGGACACGATCTCGTTGGCCGCGACCCGCATCTCGGTCTCCCAGTGCATCCCGCCGAACTTCGGAGACAACGCTGGGTTGTTGACTGGCCACGCCTTGACGGCCTTCTCCATCCAGTGGTGCACGGCGGTGCCCTGGATGGCTGGCCACGGATCCCGCAGTCGGTTCTTCGTCGGGACATCGAGGATCTGATATGCGATCTTGCGCTCGCACTCCTCGCCCACCTCGCTGGGACCAAGCAGCTTCTGGAGCGATCGTGGTGAGTTCGCGTCGGTACTGCGGATGATCCGCTGGACCAACTTCTTCAGGTCGACCGATTCCGGGTCGCCCGCAGCGCTGTTGAGGTCACCGCACGTAGGGTGGATGGCGTAGCCCTTTTCGACCAGAAAGCCATCCATCACCTCTTTGCAGATCAAACAGTCCATTTAGGACTTCTCTTCCAGCTCCAGGTCCCCGAACTCAGCTGGCACCAAGATGGTGTCGGTGGCCGCCGTGGCCTTCGTGAGCTGCTGGAGGAACTGACGTCCCTCCAGCCCGCTCAGCGCTACGCGCTGTGCCGCAGTGAGGCGGTCCAGGATGTTGATGTGCTTGTTGGGGCCGATACCGGCGAACCTGAGTCTCATGGTCGGGAGCGTAGCGCGGACCTCTGACATGACGAAGCCCTCGCGGGCCGGATGGGAGTCCGACAGCCTGCGAGGGCTTCGTGGCGGCAACCTGACTGGAAGGTCGTCATCGCTGTTGCCAGTGTACGTGCAAGTCGTGATGCCGGCCAGGGCGCTGGTTACAGGAGCCTGTGATCCTGGGGGGAAACCAACGACAAGCTCCCTGGCCGGAACCTTTCACAGCTGAGGGGAATACAATCCCAAGGCGCCTCAGCTGGGAAGCCGACGGTACCTCAGCGCTGGATGTCCGGCAACTTGTTCTCCGGCTTCTGGTACCGGTTGTAGTGCTTGTTGATGACGTCGGCCACCGCGAGCCGGACCGGCCCGCCCTTGGCCTTGTGGTACGGCGTGGCCGTCGCGATGATGTCTTTGAAGCCGACGTTGACGCCTTCCTCGTCCGCCATCTCCTGGAGCCGCTTGACGAGCGTGGTCACCTTCACGCGGTCACCGTGGTAGCGGAGGTACGTGGCGATGCCCTCCACGATGCGGTAGTCGAGCGAGCCCTCTTCCAGACCCCACACCTGATTGATGATGTTGAGTGTGATGTCGAGCCGCTGGTACCCGTCGGGGTACTCCACGATGCGCTTCGCGGCGGCCACGCAGGCGAAGCTGTTGGCGTGGACCTTCAGCCCGTACGAATGCACGATGTCCGTGATGCGCACCGCCTGGTCCAGGCCCTCGTACACCGCCGCGTTGAACTGGTCGATGGTGTGCATCGTGGCCCGGGTGTTGTACAGCCGGAACAGACGCGCCTCTTCCTCCAAGGTCAGATCCTTGAAGATGATCGCGTCCAGCTTGGTTGGCGCCTCCGGCACCAGCTTGCACGCCTCGGCGCGGTGCCACCCGTCCAGGCAGACGTAGCTGTTGTCGTTGCGCTGGGACACGATGAGCACGCCGAGCGCGTTCTCATCGAAGTCGGACACCATGGCGTTCAGCTTCTGCACGTTCAGCTGTGCGCGCTGGACGCGATAGTCGATGACGATGTCCTTCACCGGCACCTGGCCGACGGTCTTGCTGGCCTTGCTGTCGAGCAGTTTCGGGGTCATGACTGGTCTCCTTGGTCGTCGTTGAGCATGAGCTTGATTTGCTTGCGCAGTAGGAATATGTCCTTGTGGATCTTGTTGATCTCGTTCAGCCACAGAGCCAGATCTTCTGGACTGTGACCCGGATCGAGCAGGCGCGGTTCTGGCAGAGCCAGGATGCCGCCCCTGATGCCCGCCAGAGCGCGGGGAAAGAGTGCTCTCTGGTCAGCCAGCACCTTCCTGTTGGTCACGAGAGGCTTGATCTGAAGGGCGTCCCGCATAGCTTCGAGCAGGGTGAAGATCTCGAACCTCAGCGGATACATCGCCTCGCGGAGCTGCTGACGCACCTCAGGAGTGTGATCCGGGAGCAGGTAGAACCTGCGAACCCGGCCCAGCTCTTCGGTGGCACTCGGCGTCAATCCGAGCGCGTGCGGAACATCCACGCCAGACCCGGCAGCCCGTTCTACCAGCTCTTTCGAGTGGGTTTGGCCTCTGGTTCTGGCGCTCATGGCTCGTACATGCGGGCTATAGGCGTCCCGCAGGATGGCCAACAACTCCATCTTGGCGAAGATGTCGTGGGGAAGCTGCAAGGGAGTGCCTTGAGCTGCCACCAACAGATCCGACATGACGAAGAAATTGCGCGCCACGACGACGTAGATCGTGGTCCATCCAATCATCCGAGCAGCTTCAACGCGCCTGGCGCCGTCGATGACCCGGTAGGTGTGGTCGAGCAGGATTGGTTGTCTCTGTCCCTCCTTCTTCAGGCTTTTGGCTAGGGGGCCCAGATCCCCGAGGTCATCACGGATCCAGACAGGGTTGGCATTCAAGATATGATCGATCGGTAAAGTAACGTCCACACTGGACACTAGAAGGCTCCCATCTTCTTCGTGCGTCTTCTCGGAAGGACTCGAACCTTCGACCAAGGGATTAAGAGGCCCCGGCTCTGCCACTGAGCTACGAGAAGTTTGACTGTCAGTAGTCGGAACTGTCGTCGTCCTTGGTGACGAACTTCGCGATCTTGATGATCAGGACCATGAGGAGGAGACCTCCTGTAACGCCAATCGCAAAGGAGGCGAGGGCCTTCATAAGCTCTGTCATGAGGTCTCCAGTTGATCAGTCCAATGTGGACAGTCCTGTAAAAATGGTGTTTTTGTGGGGAGCCCCGATTAGGGCCCCCCGATCCGGTTCAGTTGCCTCGGTCTCGCCGTTCCTGGTCTCGCTGGATGCGAGCAGCGGTCTCGCGGTCGATAGCTTCGTCTGCTGCTCGCTTGTCTCTGGCTGCTGCTCGCTGAGCTTGCAGACGGTTGTGGGCTTCCTGGTCGCGCCGAGCTTGCTCGCGCTCGGCTGCTTTGTTGTCCTTGTCTCTGGCCACGTAGCGGGAGTGGGATTCGAACCCACGCTCTCCGGGTTATGAGCCCGACGGGCTGACCAGCTGCCCTATCCCGCGTCGTGCCACCCACGCTACACCCCCATATACCTATTCGCAAGGGCGACGAGAGGATCTTTGGTGACGGGCATATCCACCGTATGATCATTTGGTGGGCAAATCCCTTCAACAGATGTCCGCCGAGCTGCCAGAAGAGATGCGGCGTCAGTACATCGCTGCCCAACCGGACTACATCATCGCGGAGATGCTTCGAGGTGAATGGTGGTGGACTGCCCGCCCCGAACAGCTTCCTCCCGATACTCCCTGGTTTGTATGCCTCGCCCTCGCTGGCCGAGGCTGGGGTAAGAGCCGGGCCGGCTCCGAGTGGATCGTGAACCGCATCATCAAGCACCCCTACGATTCGCATGGCGTGCCTACTGAGTGGCTGGTGATCGGCGAAACTCTGTCTGACGCGCGAGCCATCTGCGTGGAGGGACCGGCTGGCATTCTGCGCGTGCTGGAGCGACGCAAGATCAAGCACAAGTACGTCAAGTCCCCGCGTCCGATGATCCGGTTCCCCAACGGCAGCAAGATTCACACCGAGGGCGCGGACGATCCTGACGTTGGGCGTGGATACAACGCCTCCGGCGCGTGGCTCGACGAGATCGCCAAGTGGCGGTACTCCAAGGAGAGCTGGGACGAGGGCATCATGCCGTCGCTCCGCGCCGACCTGGTCGGGGACCAGCCGCGCGCCTTCGTCACCACCACCCCGAAACCGATCAAGCTACTCCAGGAATGGCTGAAGCGCTCCGACGGCACCGTGCACGTGATGCGCGGCTCGACGTTCGACAACCGGGCCAACCTGTCCGGCGCGGTCCTGGTCGAGCTAAAGAACCGGTACGAGGGCACACTGATCGGTCGCCAAGAGCTGTACGGCGAGATCATCGAAGCCTTCGAGGGTGCTCTGTTCAACCGGCTCGACCTGGAGAACTACCGCGTCCAGGACGTACCAGATGAACTGGTCTCCATCATCGTGGGCGTCGACCCATCGTTGACCGGCGAGGACGATGAGATGGGTGTCGTGGTTGTCGGCAACACGGGCGACCGTCAGATGTTCGTCCTGGCCGACAAGTCCATCATGGCCGTCGGGCGGGCCGCTGCCCTGCACGCTTGGCGAGTGGTGGCTGAATACGGCGCGGACCTGTTGATCTACGAGGCCAACCTCGGCAAGCGTTGGATGGCTCAAGTCTTCGAGGACGCTTACAAAGAGTCCGTCGACAATGGACTGTTCCTGCGTGGCACGCGCCCGCCCATGAAGGCCATTGACGCCAAGATCGGTAAGCGCACTCGTGGTGAGCCGGTGGCGATGCGGTCAGAGCAGGGGCGACTGCACTTCGTCGGGCGTCACCCCGAGCTGGAAGACCAGTGCGCCACGTTCACTGCTTGGGGTACGGCCGAGTCTCCAGACCGGCTCGATGCCCTCGTCCATGCCTGCCGCTGGCTGATGCAGCACGAGCGGAAGGCTGCCTCGATCACCTCGGCCGTGGATTTCTCGACCACCTTGCAGAGCTTGTTCGCGGAGCAGGCTCGGTGGTAGAGCCTGCTCCGCGAAGCTTCTACTTACAGGTTGGGTCCGCAGGCACGACAGCGATAGCAGCGTACGCGCCGTCGCTGTGGAACGCGACGTAGACGCGGTTACCGTGGTCGCACTTGGTGGATACGTTCGAGAACCCATCCGGGAACAGGATTCCGTCAGCCGGGGCCCGGTTCTGCGTGCCGACCGGCGCGTCCTTGAACGGCTCGACGGACTTGCCACTACAGGCAGCCGAGGTGCCGATGACTGCGGCGATGGACAGGCTCGCTACTGCGGCGACTATCCACGGGTACTTCTTCATGCTGATCTCCCATCAGAAATTGATTGATAGAAATGACTGAGGACCCGACCACCCCTCGGAAATCGGGTCCTCAGTACCTCATCCTTGCTGGCCGCCACATGAGGTCGACGTTTTGTGGTGGCTCAGGTCGGAAGTCACGGAGCCTGTCAGGCTCTCCCCGTCACCGTACATACCTTCGCGCACGCTGACAACCAGGTCGACCCACTCGGCATTGAGTTCGGTCGTAGCCATGTTGACCACCTCCACCACCAGGTCGGCGGTGTAGTGGCGGATGAACTCCCGGAAGCGCGCCACGGGTATGGCGCCCTCCGGATCAGAGGTGGATGGCAGCCGGTTGGCGACGATCCAATCCTCAATGTCCCGCTTCAGCTGCATCGTCCACCTCCCACGGCCAGTGCCCGTCCTTGCCCGCCTCCAGCAACGCGATCATCTGGAATGACTTGTCCGTCAGACCACCGCCGATGGTGACGCGGTTCGGCGAGTTCGGTACCTGGCTTGGCTTGTAGCCCACCAGGTTGAACGTGTACATCGGAACGTTGGCCGGCGCGGCACCGCTCGGGTCCTCGCCGTAGTGCGCCTGCTCGTCCGTGATCACGATGATCCGGTCGTGTCCAGCGAAGTGCGTCCGGATCGCCCGAGCGGTGTAGGTGCCACCGAGGTTGCTGAACTTGTTCTCGGCCCTCAGGACGGACGTGCCCTTCGGGAAGATCAGTTCGCGGGAACTGTTGCCGAACTGGACCAGCGTCGCGTTCGGCTGGTTGCGCAGGTACAGCGCAGTACCGAACAAGGCGGCCACGGACGCCCAGCGCATGTTGCTGTGCTCGGATAGGCCGTGGAACATCGAGTCTGACCGGTCCACCAGGATTAGCGTGCGACCTCGAAGCGCAGGCAGGTTCTGAAGCGACAGGTTCAGTGCCGTCTCCAAGGCGTGACCCCAGGTCAGGCTGTTCAGCTCGTTGTACGCGGACAGGAACCGGAACGGGAACTGGCGCGAGCGCTTCACCTGCTCCGGATCCATGAGCCGTTCCATCACCTGAAGCTTGACCTTCGGAGAGACGCCTGCCTCATCGAAGTTACGCAGGTTCCGCAGTAGCGCCATGTAGGCCATGGACGGGATCTGCTTCTCCCACGCGCTCTTCTTGTCGACCGCAGCCGAGATCGTGTTCTCCCACACCAAGCCGGCCAGCTTGATGTCGGACTCGTTCATCTCCTCCACCGCAGTCCCCTTGAGGTCGATGCGGTGCTGAATGGTGGGCAACGTCGCAGGCACGACGATGTTCTCCCGGTTGTGCCGTCGAGCCAGTGCGTACTTGTACAGGTCCGAACGCCACTGCACGTCGGGCCGAGGATGGCACAACTCGATGACGTCCGCGAACCGGAACGGCTTGCTCGCGGTGTCGTACTTGAGCAACGCCTTCTCGGTGTACAGGCGACGAGCGCCGTCCGCGATGCCACGCTTGACCGGCATGGGTAGCTGGCGACCGTAGTGCTTCATCCAGTACGCCACTGCCTCGCCCGGCTCGTCTGGCCGGGCCATGCTGTTCGCGATCAACTGGCGCGAGCCGGGAATGCCGTTCGCCAGCAGCGAACGAGCAGACTCCAGCGCGGCCACGAGTGACGCGGTGCGCATGTTGGCGCTGTTACGCAGCCACGGGATAAAGCTGGCCATCCACTCGGGATAGTTGGGTGCCACGGCGTGGACGAGCTGGGCAAAGCGCTCATCCCGCGTCAGGTCCTTCTCGTGGTGGGTCTCCTCGCCCACGAGGTTGGAGATTCCGAGGATGAACAGCTCCGACCGCACGTCGCGCTCGTAGGACGCGGCGCCCTGGTGTCCCAGGATGACCGGCACGGGCGTGGTGGACCTGAGTGGTGAGTGACCGATCGCGGTATGCGCGCCAGCCTTGTTGAACTTGGACATGGTTCCTCCCATCGAAACAGAAAGGGCCCCTCCATCACACCGGCATGGAGGGGCCCTAAACGTAGTGATGCCTGAGTACAAGATCGAGCAGGTAACATTTGCGCGCTCTGCCAATTGAGCTACAAGGGTGGTTTCCCACTCTCATCAGGACTTGAACCTGAAACTTCGCCCTCCAAAAGGGAAGGAACCCGCTCTGTCGCAACAGGCATCAAAGTATTGGGACCCCAGAGAACTAGGTGCGGCAAGGGGTTTACCCGCCAAGGGCCTCCCCATGGTGGGGAGTAAAGGAATCGAACCTTTGTTTTCTCTTTTATCAGAAGAAGGATCTCGCCGCTATCGCAACTGGGATCTTAAGTTGTCAATTTAAAGCACCCCGAGAACAGATTGGATTAACCCATCCTGTTTTCACGGTAGGAAACCCTGGTTTGAAGGAGGTCAATCCTTCGCAACGGGGTGCTATGTAGGAAGACACGGTGCTCGGTGCTGGGGCCAACACTAGCGGGGATATCCGGGTACCGCAACCCCCTTACAGAGGCTGTCCGTTATTGTCCACGTTGTCCGAAACCCACCGTTCGTCAGTGCATTCCGTCCACTGGACTGGCGGGTGCAGGATGCTACCCCAGATGATGTTGTCGGTGATGGTGTTGTTCATACCGGAGGTTGGGCAACGCAATGGGAAGTATGCGTTGGCGTGCAACCAGTTCCCGCTGATCGTCAGCAGATCGAACCGGTCGTCCGCGATGATCGCCGAGGTGGCATCGAGGGTCATGTTCTCGATCCAGTTCCCGATGATCGTGATGGGCGAGCCGGCTCCGATGAACACCTGGATCCCGTCCGTGTGTCCGATCTCCGGGATCATCTGCTCGTACAGATCGTGGATGTAGGACCTCTCCACGAGGTCGCGCCCATCCAGGCTCATGCCGTTCTCGCAGCCATGGATGTTGACTCGGCGGGCAGTGAAGTTCCCGACCATGCCAGTACCAGGGCTGAACAGGCAGTCCGCCTCAACATCTTCGATCAGGACCCCGGCACGGGTACGAGCGTTGATCGGTTCAGTCGAGCAGCGGATGCGGGAGTTGCGGATGGTCACGCTGTCAGCAGCGATGGTCAGACAGCCATCGATGTCTTCTCCGTTGATCACCGTACCGGGCACGGTGATGGTCCGGCCGAAGGTGTGGATCAGAGTCATCCCAGCCGGCACGCCCGTGTTGCTGGCGTCCGGTCGGACAGGTGGTGGGGGAGAGGTGGGCGGAGGCGTGGTGACGATGGGTGGGGAAGTCGCTGGCGAAGTGGTGGGAGGGATCGTGGGTGTCGCTGTTCGAGTAGGAGTGGGGGTAGGTGACAGCAGGACCAGTATGCGGGTCTGGTCCTGGACGCACGCATTAGCTCGGTCTCGCTGTGAGCCGGTGGAGTGGGCAGCCAGAAGGCGACAGTTGTCCAGAATATTCTGAGCTGTCACCCGCTGCGTGTCGACTGAGGCGAACGCAGGTCGCGTGGAGGGGGAGGCGTACGCGCCTACCGCGACCAACACGAGAGCACCCACCACAGCCACGGTGGTGATGATCCGGTTCTTCATGAGATCGATTATCACCGTGCCTGATTACGGGGAGTCAACGAACGCCGGTATATACCCGCTTTAGTTAGCCTCGGGACGTCTATGTCCGGAAGCCTCGCGTATGCCTTCGATGCGTGGTATATGGCCTACGATCATGATGTGATGATCCTCTGGTTCGTGGTGTTCGCGCTGGCGACTGCCCGTGCCACCCGGCTGGCCCGAGCGGACGAGATCTTCAGTCGTCCCCGGCGCTGGCTCATCACCCGCTGGGGCACCACCTCGAAGATGGCCTACTTCATCACGTGCCCGTGGTGTCTCTCGATCTACTTCGGAACGATGAGCGCGGTCGCGTTCGTCGCGCTTTACCGGATGAACTGGTGGTTGATCATCCCAGCCGCGCTGGCGTTCTCGTACACGGCTGGACTTCTCGCTCGGATCGAACAGGACTAATCCATGACCGAGACGCTGGAAGCCACCATCGCGGACGACGAGATCCCTTACGTCCTCACCGCGTCAGCGTTAAGAATGAACTTCGATGATGCGTCGTACTCGAACTACCGGTTCCGAGACGAGACGTGGCAACGGGAGTTGTGGCGCTACTACGACATCATCCCCGAGCTGCGATTCGCGGCCAGCTGGATTGGCAGCGCCTGCTCCAAGGTCGACATCTTCGTGGCCGAAGTGGACAAGCTGGGGCGGGTCCAGGGGCGGGCGAAGAAGAAGGAGATCGCAGCCCTCAGCGACACACTTCTCGGCGGTCCAGCCGCAAAGGCCGAAGCCATCCGGATGGCGGCAATCAACCTCACCATCGCAGGTGAGTGCTACATCCTGGGTAAGCCCGCTTCGAAGCCGGGCGTGGACAAAGACAAGTGGTTCATCCTTTCGTCCAGCGAAATACGGCGGGTCAAGGGTGGCCAGGTTTTCTGGGGCGACCGTCAGTACTATCAAGAGATTCTGGACCTGACCAAGTCGATGGTCACTCGGGTCTGGACACCACATCCCCAGAGGATATGGTGCGCGGACAGCCCAGCGCGAGCGTGTCAGGCGATCCTGCGCGAGCTGGAGCAGCTGACCAAGTACGTCTTCAGTCAGATCGACTCCCGGCTGGCCGGGGCCGGCATGCTGGTCATCCCCAACAACCTCGACTTCCCGGCTGAGGACGGGGTCACCACGGCGGGCGAGTCGCTGATGATGCGCATGGCTCAGGCCATGGCCGCGTCCCTCAAGGGCGACGGCACCGCGATGGCCCTGGTACCACTCATCATCGAAGCCGCGCCGGAGGACATCGAGCGCAGCTTCAAGCTGATTCAGTTCGCCTCCGAGCTGAGCAAGCAGGCCGTCGAGCTGCGCGACGAAGCGATCCGGCGCCTCTCGCTCGGCCTGGACATCGCCCCCGAGATCCTGACCGGCCAGGGCGACATGAACCACTGGTCGTCCTGGTTCGTTGACGAAGCAACGGTCAAGCTGCACGTAGAACCGTTGATGAATCGGCTCTGTGACGCGCTGACGACGGCGTACCTCGTCCCAGCCCTCAAGATCATGGGCCTCGATCCACAGCGGTTCGTGTACTCGTTTGACACGTCCCCGCTGACCATCCGTCCACAGCGACTCCAGGACGCACTGAACCTGTTCGACAAGGGCGCCATCGGGTACGAGGCTTTGCGCGTGGCTGGGTACTTCAAGGAGTCGGACGCACCGACCCCCGAGCAGCTGGCCACGGCG